CGTGATCAAGCTGAACGCCTGGACGGTCAACAAGACGACCGACAAGATCGAAGTCACCGCGTTTGGTGACGCGAACAAGACCTATGTCCAGGGTCTGCCGGATCTGCAGGGCACGTTCTCGGGCTTCTGGGACGACACGGAAAGCAAGCCGTTCACCGCGGCGGCGTCCACCGATGGGTGCAAGCTGTATCTCTACCCGTCCTCGGACATCACCACGAAGTACTTCTACGGTCCGGCGTGGCTGGACATCTCGATGGACACCAGCGTCAGCGCGGCCGTGACCATCAGCGGGAACTTCGCCGCTAATGGCAGTTGGGGCAGCCAATTTTAATGGAGCGTGTCAAATCGTGGCGTCATTTCTAAAGGTGACGCCACGATCTACCGAGCTTGATTTGGGAGACCATGCGTTGGCTCACACCGAACATGTCGGCGATTATCTGCTGGGAGTTGCCGCCTCGCAGCATTCTACGAATGGCGTGGACGTCTGCGTCGGCGAGTTTGGCTCGGCTGTGCGTCGAACCGTGTTGGTGTCTTCCCTTGCTGATCATGTCTTCCGTGTTGTCCTTGGTAGAGCCTGGGCGCAAGTGATTCGGATTGCAGCACGGTGGGTTGTCGCAAGAGTGAAGGACCAGTTGTTCTGCTGGAATCGCGCCGTTCGCCAGCTGGTAGGCGATGCGGTGTGCGCGCACTTGTCGGCGGCGCTCATCGCCGATGACGCCGTATCCGTTCCGGTCACGCGCGCCAAGCCACGGCCAGCACTCGTCTGGTGCTCCGGGCTGGTAGTAGCGCCGAAAGCGTTCTGCGAGCGGAACAGCGCGCGAGGAATTGCTGCACGCCCTAGAGCAGTAGGGGTGCCCCTTGCGGCTCACAGGTCTAAGTTTGCACTGACGACAGAGGACTGTTTCCATGCCTCTATTGTAGCGCAAATGGAGTCTGTCAAGTGAACAAAGCAGTGATCCGCGGGACCGAGGCATTTATTCGCTGGGGCTACCACAACGCAGCGACCCTCGGCCCGTGGACGCTGACACAGGAAGGCGCCACGAGCACGGTCACCGCAAAGGTGACATCACACGATGTCTGCGCGGTCTCGCAACAGCCGCTCACGTTCGTGGTCCCGAGGCCCAAGGGTCACAAGTGGGTGTGGCCGATTGTCAATCTGTTGCAGGTCAGCGGTGACCAGTTCACGTTGAGCGTGGGACCGCTACAGGAGTAACGAATGGCGCGATGTCCGATGGTGCGGCCGGAGACGGTGCGGGTGACGCTGGCCGATGGTGAATGGCTGGAGCTGGCGAAGGAACTTACGGCCGGGGAATACCGCGAGATGTTCGTGGCCCAGGTCAAAGACGCCCCTATGGGATTGTCCGGCGCCGAGGGGTTCACGATGGACCTGCGCCAAGTGGGCATCGCCAAGGTGCTGGCCTACGTGAAGGACTGGTCGTACGTGGACTTCAAGGGCGAGCCGCTGCCGGTGACGCTGGAGTGGCTGCGGAAGTTCGACAAGCAGACCTTCGAGGACGTGGTGGCCGCAGTGGACGCGCACGACGATGCGTGCGAGAAGGCGATTGCGGCCAGAAAAAACGTCCCGGCTACCGTGAGCTGATTGTGCAAGACCTCGCCATCGCCAGGAACTTGCACTGGCGGTACGAGTGGGTGCGCGGGCTTCCGGTAGACGTTTACGACGTGTTGGTGGAAGAACTCAACAAGCAGCATAGGTAGGTTCCACGTTGGCCGTTACAGCCAAATTCCAAGCCGACTTCTCCAGCTTCCTGGCTGCTGTCCAGAAGGCGGACGTGTCGCTGAAGACCTTCGAGTCCGGCGCCGGACAGGTGGAGAAGGCGCTGACCCGGATGGCAAACAGCTTCTCCGGCCAGCAGGTGATTCGTGACGCCACGCTTGCCGCTGAGGCCGTGGAGCGTATCGGCGGCGCGGCGATGCTAACCGAGCGCGAGCAGGCGCGCGTCAATGCCCAGGTCACCGAAGCACTGGCGAAGTTCAAAGCGCTGGGCCAGAGCGCCCCGCAGTCAATGGTGGACCTCGCCAACGCTACCGCGAAGATTCCCGAGAAGTTGTCCCTCGTGGACCGGGCCGCTGGTGCGCTGAAGAGCACGTTCGGTCAGATGTTCGGTGCGTTCACAGCAGCCAACCTCGCGGACCGCGCCATTAGCAGCCTGGTTAGCCTTGGGAGGGAAGCCGTCAAGGCGGCCGGCGACACGCTGGACCTCGCCAGCAAGACGGGCTTGACAACGGACACGATCCAGCGCATGGGGTTCGTGGCGAAGCAGACCGGCGCGAATGTCGAAGACTTCACGCGAGCCGCGTTCATGCTGGGCGTCAACCTCGAAAAGGGCAAGGGCCAGATCGAAGGGTTGACGGCATCGTATGAAGAACTCAAGGCGCTGAATCCGGACGACCAGTTCGAGGCGGTTGTCAAGCAACTGGAGGCGATGGAAGACCCCCAGAAGCGCAACGAGATCGCGGTGCGTCTCTTTGGCAGGGCTGCTCAGGATGTGCTCCCAGCTATCGCGCAGGGCTACACAGACATCGCCAAGCAGGCAGTTGTAGCCAAGCAGGAACAGCTGAAAGCCGTTGACGAAATGTCCGACAAGTGGGACGGCTTTGTCCATAACACCAAGACCCGCATCACGTCGTTTCTGGGCTCGTGGGTGGATGCCCAGGAGAAGTTGCGGAAGCTCACCCCGGAACAGTTCGTTCGACTGGAAGAACTGAAGCGTCAGGGTCTGAGCACGGCAGAGGCGCTGGCCAAAATCTTCCCGCCGGACGTGAACCTGAAGTTTGAGGGCACGGTCAAGAAGACGACGGCGGCGACAGAAGAACTCGGCAAGGTGGCGAAGGTCACGGCCGTCTCCGTCAAAGACTTGACCAAGGAGATGGACGACTTCGCTGCGAAGGTCACCAAGGCCAATCAGGTGACGAAGCGCGACGGCGCGATGGCAGACTCGCTCCAAGGGCTCAACGATCTGATTAAGGCAAATCGGCGAGAGCTGATGCTGCTGCAGCCTGTGATGACGGACTGGGCCGCAAAAAATGCCGAGACGACGAAGACCCTGCTGGACATGGTGGCGGCTGGGATGCACCTGCCAGCGGTCACCGAGGCCCAGCGCAAGAAGTTCCTAGAGACGAAGGACGCCACCGCGACGTGGAAGACCGAGCTGGACGCCTTGGCGCGGTCCATGACTGACCTCGCGCAAGTGGCTGGCAGTTCGCTGGTCAGTGCGCTGGCGAGCCTGACCAACGGCATCAACGTCGGCATCAAGGCGTGGGACAGCCTGAAGAAGGGCATGGACGCCCTGACCAGTGGGGGCGGGCTCAAGTCCATTCTGGGCGGGCTCACCGGCATCGTGTCTGGCATCGGCGGCATCGTCTCGGCAGCGCAGGCAGCCATCGGTATCGGCAAGGCGCTGTTCAATATCTTCGACCGCGACAAGGGCCGGGATCTGGTTGAGGACTTCGTCAAGCAGTTTGGCGGCTTCGACGGCATCCAGAAGATTTTTGCGGAGATGGGCGACGAGGGACACCGGCTGTGGGTGATGCTCACGCAGGGGGTAGGTCGGAACAATCCAGACCAGGCGCGGGCAGCCATCGAAGAAGTGACACGGGCCATCGAGGCGTTCCGCAACGCAGCCAACTCCATCCCGCGGGATATCTCGGTGAACATCCGAACCATCGACTCGACCGACCTTGAGCATCGTGGCGGTGAGATTGAGGGCTTCGCGGGTGGGTCCAAGGGCTTCCGCAACTTCGGCCGCGGCACGCTGGCCATGCTGCATGGCGTGGAGGCGGTCATCCGTCCCGGCGATGCGGTTCCCGGTGGCGGCGAGCACGTCACCAACGTCTATCTCGACGGCGACGTGCTTGTCCGGCACGTCGAGCGCGGGCTGGATCGGAAGTATCGGTCACGGCAACCGGTGGGGGCGGCGGCATAAATGGCCCAGGCCCGCTCCAACATCGCAATCTCCAACGATTGCACCTCGGGCGTGTTCACGCCCAACGTCGTCATCCTCATCAACGACGTGGTCCGCACGACTGCGGTGCAGATTGCCTCGCTGTCGATTGATCAGAACCGCAACAACGAGCAGGACACGGCGCGGTTCATCATCAACCGGGACGAGGGATTCACGCCCAGCGTCGGCCAGACGGTCAAGATCGGCCTGGGCGATTCTGGGAATCTGGAGTTCGCTGGCCAGATTGTCTCCCTGCGGTACGTGCGGGAGCGCTCGAGCGATTCGCCGCGGTTTGAAGTGTTCTGCACGGACTGGGCGCAACTGTTCAACCGGCGCCTGATTACGCAGGACTTCTCTGGCGAGGACATCACGGACATCGCCACGACCATCGTGGAGGACTACACCAGCGGGTTCACGGCGGACGCCATTGACGCCAGCCTGGGCACGATTGACGAGTTCATCTGCACCAACGAGACGCCGATGGATGCGCTGGTGCGGCTGGCGAATCATCTGGGTGGCGGGTTCTACATCGGGGCCGACAAGAAGGTTCATCTGTGGGACAGCAGCGGCCCGAGCAGCTATCACTCGCCTTCGCCGCCGGCCACGCTGACCAACTCTCTCAGCACGCTGAAAATCTTCACGCCGGAATACGACTGGAGCCAGATCCGCTCACGGGTGATTGTCGAGGGTCGCAGCGACCAGACGCTGGTTGCCATACCCGTCGGTGCTGACATTGATACGTATGGTATCCCGCTTGGCGCGTGGTGGATTGCGTTCAATCAGGCCACCGCCGCTTCTAACTACGTGCGGATCGGGATGACGGTGGCGACGTATGACGCCGTCAGCCCGCTGCCGGTGCAGCGCGTGGCGTATTTGGACGCGGATGCGGCCCCCGGAGACACATCGATCACCATTCGCAGCGCCGGCCCTGGGACAACCGTCGTTGCTGGGCCGTCATGGGTCCACGACGGTAACGGGCATTACTTCTACATCGGTGGGGTGGTGGCTGGTCCGCCGATTACGTCATCCGGCACTCCCGCATCTGGGTATGGGTCGATTCCGATCGACATGCCGCTGGACACGCCGCTGTATGAGGTGCCCGTCCTGTTCGGTGTGGTGCCAGTGGCCACCATCACCGAAGAGATTCCAGAGGGGACGAGCGTGGTGGTGCGGACACAAGTGGATGATTCCGCAGCACAGACAGCCATTGCAGCGATTGAGGGCGGCGACGGTATCCATGAGCACTTCGTCAGCGATGGCGATCTGTCCTATGCGGGCTGTGTCGAGCGTGCCCAGGCAGAACTGGACGTGTTCAGCGAGTCCCTCATACGGGCCGAGTGGGTCACCCACGATCTGCAGGCGGAGGCTGGGGCTACGCAGGTGGTCAACCTGTCGTCCCCGAGTGCGCTGTCTACGACGCTCACGATTGATTCGGTGAATGTGACGTTCCCGGTGGATCTGACCAGTATAGCCACCTCTCCCACGACAACCTGTGATTCTGACCTCTGGCCGCGGCGCGTCTGCCAGGGGTCCACCGTGAAGCTCGAGACGGTGCTGGACGCGATTAGGAACTGAGACAACATGGCGATTACGCGCACGACGTGGACAGACGGCAGCACCGTCATCAACAACGCCAGGCTCCAGGCGATTTACGACGCCATCGAAGGCTGGGCGCTGGACACCTACACACCCGCGTGGACGGGGAGCGGGTCGAACCCCACGCTGGGCAACGGCACCGTCTCGGGGAAGTACATCGAGATTGGGGACATGGTGATCGGCGGCTTCCATTTCACGATGGGCAGCACGACCACTTACGGCACTGGCAACTATTCGATGTCGCTGCCGGTGACCGCGTCCACAACCTGGCCGGGGATCTGCCTCGTCTGGGCTGTGGACTCCTCTGGCGGCAATGCGCTGTATTCCGGGTTTGGCACGGTCTTCACGACGACCACGCTGCTGCTGACCAACAAGGCGGACCCGGCCGTTGCGTGGAATACCACCACGCCTATCCCTTTCGCGTTTGCCCAGAGCGACATTCTCAAGGGCATGTTTGTCTACCTGCGAGCGTAAATGGCGATCCGTTCCTATCCCCGAGCCACCGAGCCCCACTTCCGTTCCTTAGCAGTGGCACTGGAACCCGTGCTGCGCCAGTGGGGGCAGTGGTACGACAAAGGCTTCGTCTACATCGACCACCGCGACTTCGCCGGCACGACGGATCAGGCCATCCAGGCGATTGTCGATGCGGCGCCCGTGACGAGTCCTCGCCTAGACGCGAAGGATGAAGCGGATCGGCTGGCGATGGTCATCAAGGCGGCGTTCCGTGTCATGTTGAGCGGCCTCAACCTGGAGCGCCAGACATCAGGTCGGCCGCAGTTGTCCTGGGATGATTTCGTTACGGCCGTGAAACAGGAGATCGACAGGCCATGAACGACACAGCGGCCACGGGCGAAGTGCTCGAGGCGGTGGTCTCGGCACTAGTGAAGAAGGAGACGCTGCCGTTGGTGGACGCTGTCCGGCAGTTGGCGAAGGAGATCGCCGCTCTGCGTGAGCGGCTGGAACCGCGGGGGGCGGGCGATGTCTGACGAGGTCACGATTGGTGAGGTCTATCGGCTGTGCGTCGAAATCAAGGCGGCAGTGAAGGAACAGAACGGGCGCGTCAGGAAGTTGGAAGACGACAGCGTCCGCATCAAGACCATCTGGGCGGCCGGCGCGGTCATCGTGGCG